TGTACTACCGAAAGTTACACTGGTTATAAATGTATAGGGTCCGTTGGCCGTATCAGTCACATCATGGACATTAACGGGTATATATCCGGTTGCGGCTTTAGGAATTTGAGTCACCACTGCCAATAAAAAATTCCCAACCTGATTGGCGGCATTAGCATTCGTAATGGAACATGTATTTGCATTCTGAATTGTACTAGATCCCGAAGCTGCTTGAATAAATTGTTGAACCATATTACATTAATCTCCTCGATTCACAAATCGCAAATTTCATTCCCATACGAAACATATCATGATGACTTAAAAGGTTAAAATCTAATCTCTCTTCTTGACAACATCGGCCCACAAAGATTTTATATTTTGATCTCCAGTTCTTAAATACTTCTTCCATTTCTGCATCCGTAGGAATGATATCAACCACTCCCATCTTAAGTGGTTCAATCACTATATGACAGCTAGCATCATGTATCATGAATCCTCCGTTTTGACACGTGTCAAAATTAACTTTGTGTAATAGTTAAATTACCCGAAGTAAATTGAAAAACATCTCCAGCACTCAGCGTCTTAGAATTAGCCAAATCTCCAAATACTATCAGATTATTATTGGCATGTTCATAAATTCCTAATGTCACTGCCGCTGTCCAAGGACCACCGGCTGCTGGGAAGCTTAAGGTGACTGCGTTAGCTATAGTATTAGTAGATGTGAGAGGAAAAGTAGCTGGATTACAGGTAAAAGGAAGCCGAGCATATCCAGTTCCAGTAACTTCAATTCCTGCACCTCCCGCAGTAAGACCTCCTGTCGTAAATAAAGCAAGATCGAGAGATGTTAAATAGGTATAAGAAGTCGCATTGAACAACTGATTTAATAATTTTGCCGCGAAGTATGTTCCAGTTCCACTTGCCATATTACGGTCCAGTTACAGGGGTTAGATAGAGTTCGATCCAGTCGTATTGTAATTGTGATGATGTGAAGTACTGCGTGGGTTTCTTCGGCTCTTCCTTTTCTTCCTTTTCGACTGCGAGCCAATCATCGCCCGGCAGGCCGGTTCCATCCCATCTCCACTGACCCTCCGGTGAGAGTTCACCGAAGTATTTACCCGACTTAGCGGGTTTAGATTCCTTAGATGTAGATTTCATATTTTTAGAGAGGTCCCATATCAAAGATAGCAACCGTTGAACTAAGTGCAGGCCATGTAACATTACCAGCTCCAATAATAGTCATACCACCCGAACCCACAGTCTGACGCACCATCATAATGACTGTAGGTGCCGTACCTGTTACCGTCGTCCAAAAGACTCCATCAAATCCATTCACAGTCGAATCGTCTTGCTTCTGTACCATCGAATGTAAGGAACGCTGAAAATGCGATCCATTATCAATTGTCCAATCCAGAAGTGATTGAGATCCTGAATTAGCAGACCACGTTACATGTGCATTGATACCAACCTGGATAAGAGTATTTCCTGTTCGGGATGGTAGAGGAAATTGAGTCGGTGGTATGACTTGTACCCACGTCGAATTAGCCGGAATACTAACATCAGCCAAACTGATCAATAATGGAGATGCTCGGACCAATGTAGTAGCCGGAATCACCTGCCAGGCAGCATTCTGGCGACCGTATATATTATCATCCAGTGGTGCTTCAGGAAGTCCTGGAGTAGCAACCGTACCCACCGAATCAATTACTACGGTCAATCCCGGCGTATTCCACTCTACGGTATTGTAATTACCAAATTCATCTTGATAGTTAAAGTATGCTGATTCACTCATGGTAAGCTCACTAAATCGGTTACATTATCTGCTAAGGCGGCAGTTCCTCCACAGAAGAATCGTGGCAGTTTATCACTCAAGGTTATGGTCATATCCCAGACATAATTACCCGTCAGTAACGATTCTGTATCCACATCTAAAATATTCCACAATAACTGGCCCTGTGTAGGATCGGCAGTATTCACTATTGGATTCTTTGAAATGGCTATCTGAGGCTGTTTATAGGTGAAATTCGACCGCATCGTGAATGAAAATGACCATCCAGTAATATCCTGTGGTACAAAATTCCACGTAAGCATCCCTGCAGGTGGTGGTGGATTCGGGACCCACTGACCTACTCGCAAGAGCATAGCCTGAGCCCGTCCCCGTACTAACTTAATCTGAATATTTCGTGGATCTATTTTCATTATACTTTTGACACGTGTCAAAATTATTTCAAGAAGACTACTCCTCCCGATGCCATGCCATTTAACATAAGATAACTGCTAGCATTAATATTAAAAGAGGCTAAACCCGTTAATCCTCCTCCTACCGTTGTATTTGCAAATACTCCATAACAAGTCATCGCATTACCCATAGGATCGGTAGCACTTATTCCAGCTGCATTAGCTGCTGTATAACTATTACCCCAACAAACCATAATTGGAACACCATAATGTAAATGACTTAAAGTAATAATGGTACTGGTAACAGTATTATATGCCACATATATACCAACAGATTCATAACCTGCACATTCAAGTGTAATATTACCGGGATTAGTTGCAGCATAAATTCGCTGTATGGCAGAAAATACTCGCCATCTATTGTTATCGTATATTACTCCTGTTAATTTATTAGGAACTAAATCATACTGGTTAAGAGTAATACCTGCCCGATTAATAAGTGGCTTTGCCCCTGTACTATTAACATTTAATGTTGGACTAGCAAGGGAATATTGAGCTGTAATATAAAACCATACTATCACTCCATTGGTTAACTGAAAATCAGAATCAACAGTTATTACAATACTAGATGTATTGACCGTATCAGCATTATAGTACCGTCCTACCCCCCGCCATGCTCCCGTATCACATAAATATTGCTGACCTGTATTGGCTAATTGCGGTAAGAGTCCGCGTGAGGTTGGACTAGCGAGAGAGGCGACAGAAATCAGATTATCACTACCAATCGTAGCGATACTTCCAGTATCACCACTGACACTATTCGGACCTGCACGGCCCGTCAGGCCTTGTATCCCCTGAGCCCCACCCGGAAATAGATTAACGCCACTCGGTACTACTGTACCCGGCGATGCAACTGGATTAGCCATATATTATTAAAAGTTTTGACACGTGTCAAATTTACCAGCCGGTGTCTGCCGTATAATGAAATCTGATAGATTGACCTGCCGTCCCGCTTGGGACATTTAGATAGCTCAATCCCTGCTCGTTTGTACTTCCCGCTGTGACGCCGGTTCTTACCACGGCAGACGGATATTCGACTACCGTTCCAGCGGCAGAGCCGGGAGTGGTGGAACCATAAAAGTTTATGGATGAAGTCTTAGCCATCGACACAGGGAATCCAGTATAACCCAAAGCAAATGTGGCTTGCGGCATCGGAAAGAAAACCTCTCCCCCCGAAGTGTAATTGCTAACAGCTTGGGAATATCCAAATGACTTAGTGTAATAGCGGAGACATTCCTGGTAATTTTGGCTAAACGGCTTATCTAAGAATTGCGTACAGCTGGGACCGGGCTCGTGTTGGACAAAAGCACAGTAAAATACAGTATTAACTGGCTTACTAAAAAAATTGTCCATTCCGACCGCACCAATAAAATTGCCATTCTGCCACGTATCATTAGCTGGAGCCATGTAGGTCGAACCACAAGCCAAAACAATAGATAAAGTATATCCTACCACCCCCGGTGCCCACTGCCAACCACCACCACTGGCCCAAACTGGTATATTAGGTAATTGGACAACTGTCCATGTCGCAGCTGGAATAGAACAAAGCTTACTCAAACTTCTGGTTCCACCTGAATCTCTTAATACCATTCCAAATTTCAACGCCACTCCGCAATAACAATAAATCGACAAACTATGCACGTCAGTACTCAATTCTCGCATTGCCGGGCCCTCGATCAACTGTTGAATAGTCCAATATTCACCTGCCGCTAAGGAAGCCTGCTGAGTAGCCATTGAAACCGACAACATTGCTCGCGAAATATTATAATTAGTGCCAAAAAGACCACTACCACTAGTAGAAGTATAATAATCCTGTACCGAAGCCACTCCCGTAGCCAAATTTTTAGTCAAGTACCAACGATCACAAATCCAATAACTAGTCGGCGGATTGGCATTATAACCAGTGAGTCGCTGATCCACCTCCCAGTTCGGATTGCCGACCGCATTATATGATCGGAGTCGGACTGCGGTGATCTGAGGGGTAGCAGCTAGCCCTACGTCCTGACAGGTATTTATGCCGGTCACGTAGTCGGTGGACTTACCTGAGAGCTGATTCATGAGGCCAGACTGCGTGGAGTCAGCCGGTGGGATCACTCCTACAGTTCCCGGTGCCACAGGATTCAGTAGCGTGATAGTGCTACCCACGATGGCAGTGACCTGTAGTATGCCCGGCAGCCCTACTCCACCTCCCGCCTGATCCACATACACCATCTCACCTACGAGTATACCTACGGTACTAGATACGGTTACTGTCACCGTAGAGCCGACTGCCGGGACAGTAAACCCCGCAGTGGTCGTAGTGATCGCAGAGGAACCTATCGGCCCCTGAATCCCTAGCGTACCCTGAGCACCGCCAGGAGCTACTGCCGAATTAGTCGGAATATTATTACCAGGAACTGCTATAGGATTAGCCATATATTAAAATCTGTTTTGACACGTGTCAAAAATTACCATCCTGTATCTGCAGTATAGTGGAAAAGACAATCTTGATTAGCAGTATAGCCAGAAGGAGTATTCAAACCTTCAAATCCGCTGGTGCTTGTATTTATAGCCGTAGCTCCAATTTTAGTTGATGCAGTCCAATTATCTATAACGTTGATCGTCCCGTCACCTGCATATGGAGTAACCGTAGGTTGTTTCGCCAATTCTCTAGGAAATCTTGCTTGAGATAACGGATAAGAATTATTTCCGCTCCTAGCCAGCAATCTCCCTGTTCCAAAATTAGCTCCTGGCTTAATCGAATATTGGTAGGATTTTGCGTAATAGCGCAGACATTCATTGTAATTCTGATCGAAAGATTTATCAATTAATTGAGTACATTGACTACCAGGTTCATGCTGAACAAATAAAACATAAAACACTGTATTAACCGGTTTAGCACAGAAATTGTCTTGACCGTTTGCAGCTAGATAATTCCCACTTTGCCAAACATCATTTGCTGGTGATGTATATGTACTGCCACTAGCCAAACCAATCGTGAAATAATAACCAAGGGCTCCAGGCTGACCATAATTAAATGAACCTCCAGATACACTTGTAAATGATGGAATATTTGGCAATGTTACCAATGTATATGTTGCCGCTGGAATAGAACAAAGCTTAGTTAGACTACGCGCTGCCGCTGCATCACGTAAGCTAATACCAAACTTTAATGCGACATTACAATAACAAAAAATAGAAATCGAGCTTACATCTTGAAATAGTTCACGAACCCTGATAGCTTCGACTTGCTGCACAATAGCCAGATAATCACCCGCTGCCATTGTTGTTTCTTGACCAGTAAGCGTAATACCTAATTGTCGAGTAGTAATTCCAAAACTTGGACTTGGAAGTCCAAGCATAGTTGGACCCGTAGATTGTGCATTAACAGTATAAGAACCACCTCCCGATTTCATCCAACGATCTTCGATAAATATACTTGACGCAGGACTCACAATATTATTACCGATATTACGTTGCAGCACTTCGAAGTTCGGATTACCGATGGCATTGAAGCTGCGAAGCCTCATGTTCCATATCGTAGGTTGGATCGCACTGACCAGATTCTGACAGCTATTGGTACCATCGACGAAATCTGTTGTATTTCCTGAGAGCTGTTTTAGTAGGCCGGCCTGAGTATTATCAGCTAATGGTATTGCCGCTGCAGGAGTCGGATTGAGTAGTGTGATCTGATTTCCTGTTACAGCAGTGACCTGTAGGGCTCCAGCACCTCCCGCCGCACCTGCTCCCGCCACATAGACCATCTGACCTACCACCACCCATGAAGCATCATTTAGTGTCACTGTAGTCGTAGCACCTACAGCTGGAACTGTAAAAGCTCCCGATGTGAAATTGAAGGCGTTTAGTCCGGTCGGACCCGGTGGACCTGCCCCACCCGCTCCACCTGTCGGACCCGCTGCACCTGTCGGACCTGTAGGGCCTTGGGGACCCGCTCCCCCGACTTGAGCTATGATATTCCAGTAGGTTGTATTAGTCGGTACTTGATTTGTGTGCGCCAGTATACAGACATAGCTACTTCCCAGGTACGAGACGGTATCATATACTGCATAGCTAGTGGCACTATTCCATGCACTCTTCCAGTTGTATCCTTGTCCTGTCGGACCTTGTGTACCTGTACTTCCTTGTGGACCTGTATTTCCGGTCGGACCTGTAGGACCTTGTGGACCTGTACTGCCTGCTGGGCCTATGTTTCCTTGTATACCCTGCACCCCCTGCACTCCTTGAGGTCCGGTATTACCCGTAGCACCTATCTGTGCGATTATATTCCAGTGAGTCGTATCCACTGCCGGATCATCCCCAGTCGAGGCTAGGATACAGACATACGAGGACCCATTTCGACTGACTGTCTGATACGGAGTATATGCAGTCGCACCTGCCCATATACCCGACCATGTATATCCCTGCCCAGTCGGACCCTGCGGACCTATCGCACCTTGCGGACCTGTCGGGCCTTGCGCTCCAGTATTGCCTATCGGTCCCTGTACCCCTGTATTGCCTACCGGTCCCTGGATTCCTTGCGCACCTTGTGGACCTGTCGGACCTTGCGGGCCTTGTGGTCCTACACCCGTAACTGTATTTCCACTAGCTGCCGTAGACCCCGGTGCCGAATTGACTGCATATCCTAAATTCTCTAATGTAAGAGTATTCGCTCCAGTATTGACTACTGTGATTGACAGATAACCTATAGGCGCTACATAAACAATTCCACCCACACTGAATTGCCCCGCACCTCCTGATGCCACATTAGCTACGGCAGTTGCATAAGCCGCAGGCATTGTGAACACACTCGCTAAAGTTGTATATGCTGATGCGCCACCCGGCGGACCCTGTGGCCCCACAGGTCCCACTGTACCTTGCGATCCAGTAGGACCGGTAGGCCCAACCGAACCCTGTGGCCCAGTAGAACCGATCGGACCCTGTGGACCCACTGTACCCTGTACACCTTGTGGAATCGTGAAGTTGAATACAGCTGCAGTCGAAGTACCAATATTAGTTACCGCAGCATTACTTCCAGCCGCACCTGTGCTCGTAGTTCCGACTCCTACAGTTGCAGCGGCACCAGTCCCCCCGGATGCCCCCGCTGGACCTTGAGTACCTTGTACACCTTGCGGACCAGTTGGACCCGATGGACCTGTCGGCCCCGCAGGGCCTGTACCACTTGGACCCTGTGGACCCGAAGGTCCTGCTATACCTTGAGGAACCGAAAAATTGAGGACTACCGCTTGTGGAGTTCCGGTATTAGTTACAAGCGCTGATGTTCCCGGTGCTCCAGTTGATGTGGCACCCACCACAATCGTAGCAGCCGTTCCAGCCGGACCAGCCGATCCTGCAGGTCCTTGCGGCCCTGTGGGACCAGCACCACCTGCGGGGCCAGACGGACCTGTCGATCCAGCCGGTCCTGTAGGTCCCTGAAATGGTCCTAGATCCAACCATGCCGAGCCACTCCATGCCCATGCATGTCCGGTACTCGTAGTGATCCACATGTCATTGACTGTATTGCCAGTCGAAGGCAGATTAGCTTGGCTGGCTACACTTCCCTTAACATGCAATGGTTGTTGTGCGGTCGGAATCGAAAAATGCCCTGTACCATCAAGATAATTGGCAGCATTGCCCGTCAGCTGTGTCACTAAACCTGCGGCCAAAGTCGTAGCTACTGGAATGGGATCGGTTCCATTACCTACATGAGTCCCACCATGTGGAGCAGGAGGATAACTAATCGCACCTGCCGGGGGTGGAGTTCCTGTTCTTGGATCTACCGGAATTTCCTGAACTAAAGGTCGATCAGTATCGCTAGCCATAATTCCAATTTGACACGTGTCAAAAGTTAACCACTTAAAAGGCAACCATCAGCCGTTAAAATATTCGGTGTACAATTAAATTTTCTAGTTCCCTGTATATAACTACTTGTAGTTACACTAGACATCTGATTTAAAGCTACATCATATGTTCCATTATATGCACACCAAAATACCGTACTACTGTTACTAAAAGCTGCTCGACTTTGATTCCAAAGATGAATTCCATAGCTATTATTATAACTCACCATTAATGGCTGATTTACTGGCTGTCCATTTGCATAACTACCAATTACACAAGCATAAGAGTTATCACTGACTAGAATCCCACGCTCTCGATTTCCAGCAACAAAATTTGGAGTATTATAAATTCCGGCATAACAAGCAAGAGTACCGCCCCCTTCAAGCCATATTCCGCGCTGTAAATTATGAGAAGAAATACATCCGTAATAATTTAAATTTGCACCCCCGCCTGCTGCTGAAAATCCATTATCATTCAAACTTGCACTACAATTTTCACAGGTCAATACACATGCTCCACCAACAGTAAGCCCACCAGACATACCGGTATTACCCCGAAATCCCCAAACTCCCACAGATTGACATAACATATTTCCTGAGCCTAAAGCGATTCCCGCTGCCAAATAATTAGTCGCTTGTCCCGGCCAATTAATAACAGCTATATTCCGCAATGCATATAAACCAGTTTCATAAATAAATAATCCATAAGTTGACTTATTGTCAGTTACATTTAAAATAGTATTAAGAGGTGTCATCCACCCGCTAGTACCGGCCATATTAGGCCAAGAAGAAGCATAATAATAATTCAGGATTGTAACAGTACTCCCTGCAATTGCTGTTACATAAAAGGTTCCACCCACTAAAGGACTCATCCAGTTCCAACCTACATAATAAATATTTAACCAAGTTCCAACCTTAATATTAGTAGTATCTGACACATTCAATAGTTGAACTTGCCAATTTCCTGCTGAACCAGTAATTGATCCTATCCCATTAAAAGATACATCAGCATATTGGGCACCTTGAATAACAATTTGTTGCCCGTTATTATGACCTACATAAGTTGTTGATGTTAAATTAAATATTTCAGGTGCAACATTTATCCACACGTAAACTCCAGATGCGATAGCAAAAGTGCCTAGATAATTCATGGCATTTTGAATCGAACTAAAATAAGGAGCTATATTTTGGGTATATTCATTAGCGACCCATAGATTAGTACTGTTTACAATTCTTGGTGTACTAACTATCCATTCAATGACCTGTCCATTAGCATTAGTTGGTGCATCGACTATAATTCCCGGACCTGCAACTACTGGCGGAATATATACAGGATTGCCTGCTTGAACTGTAATACTAACACTAGCTCCCGGTCCCACTACTAATGGAACCTGCAAGTTCAATTGAAGTCGATTCTGCCCTGTGCCTGGAGCAATCGAATCGTATGGCGCAGAACACTGACAATATACTATCAATTGTTCGGGACCACCACCACTTCTGGCATATACACCTAACTCAGCCAAACTAAATGTTGCTGTAACATTGGCACTATCCAAAGTCGTCATTACGACCACTTCGCCTGTCTGCAGATTGTTTGCGCTTACCTGTGGAGGTACAGGAGTCAAATTCATTACAGGTGCAATAAGTGCAGTCAATGGAGGAAGCGATCCTGTAGCTACTCCACTTCCTACCTGAACTCGCGTAATAACTAATTGTGTCCCAGCAAGAGCAGCTGCAATCTGTCCTTCACCCTGAATAGTAATAGTATTATTAACAAAATTAGGCATATCATTTGGACACTGTTATCGCTAATCTACCACCCAAGATAATTTTTGCGAATGCACTTCCTAAAACCTTCGCTGTCGCATGAACCGAAATACCAGTATGAATATCTGCTGTTGGCGCACCTTGCACAATCTGTCGAGCTGTTGCTAAAACTTTTAAACCTGTAATTAAACTTATCACTGCAGTTGATCTCTGAACAGTTGCTTTTGCAAAAACTGAAATACCTGGACTTAAATAATTTCTATTAGGATGACTTATAGGCAATGGTAGAAATAACCAGATTTGTGTAAAAACTCCAACCGCTACATAAAAATTAGTTGGAGCAGCCGAGTACAAGAAAAATCCATCCATTGCTTGACTAGCACGCTTAACTACTGTAATCAATTGAAGCATTTGAGCTTCTGTAGCCGGATCAATTACAGAAGGCAATAAGACGCGGAAATGATTAGCTAATCCGCCATAAAGAAACCACTCCTGTATAATAGCCGGCTGAAATACTGCAGCAACGATTTGCTCGACTGTAGCCGGTGTTCCCAAATGAGCATGATAGTAAAAGTTATTTGCTATTAATTGTCTCTTTGCAGCAAGTCTCGCAACAGGATCAGTAATTGAAAATGTTTCAGTATAGAATAAAACTTGAAATTGAAATGCCAACAAATCTAATATAGACTCATTAAGATTCGGAATATTACAGAGTACTAAAAGATAGGGCAAGATCCCTTGTAACCCCACAGCTTTCGTATCAGAGGTTAAACCTATAGCTTGAATTTGCGAATCCCAATTGATGGATTCAGGTAAATTATCATTAAATACGTCTCTATAGATATCAACACTCATAGTTTTGACACGTGTCAAAATTACATAGGCTGTAGACCACCATATTGTAGATTCATTGTACCCGATTGAATCGCGACCTGATTGGCATTCAGTAATTGTCTCACAGGCTGCGTCAATTGACAGTCACTAGCGCCTGCATCTATTAGCATTTCTATTAAATGCTCAGGATTGATTGGTCGCCCAATTGCACTCGAAGTCCATGAATTGAATTGCTGTAATACATTTTGAACCTGTCCTTGAATCGTGGACAGCATAGTCTGATTAACTGGATCAATCCAATAGGTTCCTATGATATTATAGTTTATTACTGATGGAGCCTTCGTAGTCACCACATCTCCGAGCGGACGGATCGTAGTTGCACTCAGAAATGATTGAATCTGTGCAAGCACACTACTGCTAGGGATCTGTCCTCCCTGAAGTAGTATGTATACATCGACATACCCAGCAGCCGTTGTAGGTGGACGCTGATTGACATCCCCTGCCGGGCCGATGATGGAAGCACTACTGACTGACACATTAGAGGTATATGCCCAGAACTGATACGCCTGATATGATCCCGCCACACTAAATGCACCCGGCACGAGTGCTAGTCTCTTAGCATAGGCATCATCCGCTTCGATATCCGCTCCACCCTGCGAAGTAGTAGTATTCGTTACACCTACTATGTAGGGCAGAGTCCAGTATTGAATGACATTCAACTGTCCCGGTGTAAATCCATTACCAATAGAACCCACCTGTGTACATTGAGCAGGAGCTGTAACAGTTGTGGTTCCATTGACGAGAGTAATAGTTTGAGTCGTCTGGAAATTGATGTTAGATATAGTATTCGATCCACTTATTATCGTACCGGATGGAATTACTATATCAGTGACAATCGGAGCAGCAAGACTAAATTGAACTGTAGTCAACGCTGGAGCCGCTTGAAGTCGTGCTCCCAACGGTCCATAATTGCTACCAATCGCATCCAAATTGTTGCCAATCGCAGATAGAATAAAATTCTGCTGAAAACCATAATTCAAAAGAACTCGGTATTGACTCTCCCTCGCAGCCATCCGAAGTAAAATAATTCGGACAGGATCTCCTGGCGCTAATGTCTTGGCCAATCCAGTTATAGTCTGAAAGTCAGTCTCATATTCAGCAATAGTACGCCCAGCAATCTGTGCTACATCTGTCGTACAGATTGTAGGAATTATTAACTGAGGAAATCTCCAACTATTTGCCATTCTATTGGCTTGGTAAAGTCAATTCAGCTGTATTGATAGTGATTGCTAAAGTCACATTCATAGCATAAGTTGTCTTATCAATATCAAACTGAATACTGGAAAAAGTTACACGAGGCTCAAAATAAGTTAGTCCCTGACACATCTGTTGTACCATTATCAATTGTGCCTTATTCTGAGGCGCATCAAGAAAACTGAAATCCAATCCGAATCTTCGATCTAACATCACCGTTCCGATTCGAGTAGTAAGTATCACACGGACATTCTGTAAAATCTCATTCAATCCAGTCGCACCCAGATCAAATGCAGTCTGCTCCGCTGGGGATAGAATTCGACCCTGCGAATCAGTAAGTGTCCATGTTCCTATATTCATATTTTGACACGTGTCAAAACTAATCTCCTGCCGAAACTACATTTGAACCAGTAGTTGGGGCTCCATATCCCGGAGGCGCAGCATATGCACCTGTAGCAGCCGGTAATCCACTACTTGATCCTCCGAATCCAAGATTCACTGGAACAGGATTTCCAGCATTCTGAGCTAGTTGCGGTAATGATTTATCTACTGAAGCATTAAATGCAGCCTGTTCCTGACCTACTGCATCTCCACCTGTTACAGCCTGCGTATCTTGAGCTGCTCCCGCAACACCCCCTGACTGGCCCCCTCCAAACAATCCGCCTAATGCCTTCATCAAATTACTAAGTGGGTTACTAACATATTCTTTTAATTGAACTTCCACAGATGCTCCCAACAAACCACCATTCCGATAGAAGTATTTCATCTGATGCGATAAACTGGTCAATACAAACATACTTAAACCACGACCCATTGGTTTCATGCCTATCACTAGCGGAAGCGGAGTAGCTAAATCCATAATCTCTTCGAGCATTATTATCGACATCAAAGGATCAGCCGTGAAAGGTTTAATCAATTCCATTCGAAAAGTTATCTCAATAAGCTGTGGTCCCGAATACTCTAATAATGGTTTCTGTAGCCAGACATCATGCGTTCCCCATCGAGCAGTGACAGTCTTTTTCATCTCATCGAAGGTCTGAAGACCTGTCGTCCCCGAATGAAATAAGATTGGGCCATACAGCCCGATCATGTTCCACCTCCCGACCCGTCTATATTAGTACAATTAGGATCAGCTTTAGCCTGTTTCATACTTGTATTGCCCTGCACGGTCAGATCCTTCGTAATTGTAACACTACCATCTAAAGTGATTGTAGGTGCTTTGATGGTAGCAGACCCTGTAATTGTAGCAGTTAGATTCTTCGCACTAGTGATTACTACATTTCCGACAGTATTTATGGTATAATTACCACCATTTGCGGTATCATAATTTACATAACTTCCATCCGCAAATACAATTCCACGAAGAGTTTGAACATTGTAGGGCGGCGGATTTCCTTCTGTATATGCCGATCCTAATATCAATCCGCGGTTTAATGATCGACCATGCATCAAAACCCAAACAGGCTCGCCCGGCACCGGCACATAATATTCCTGTGTTCCAATCGTGTTACGTTGGATCACATTATAATATGCAGACTGGAATCCTCGATCAGGAAAGGTTACAGTTGCGGCAACACAATTCTTTGTCTTTACCTTAGTTACACGACCAACTCGAATCATGCCTTCAAGGTATCTATCAATTGAAAAATGATCTGTTTCAAATGCCATATTTTGACACGTGTCAAAATCGTTTTTGTTCGATGAAAGGCTCGTCTCCAAGCTGACCCAACTCATCCCAAGCGGTATTAGGTTGCTGAAAATCTCTCTGCATTTGAGCTTTAGGAGGAATTAAACATTTTCTAAATTCAATTTCCGTTACTAACTTACCTTCCCCTATATGAACCATCACTTTCTGAATGATCCAATTTCCATCAAACAATCCTTTATTTTTAAAAGTTACTACCGCTCCAGATTCAATCGCAACTCCATTCGGAAAACATAATGATCCCGCAGTTGTCAATATTGAATGAAATTCCTTAATATTCTTGGCTCGCAGATATCCAGCAGCCTGATCTTGCGTTTGTTGTTGTGTATCAGTATTGGGACCTTGCTCACCAGGAATTTGTCCAGGCATTTAATCACCCTCCGTAATTGTAGATCCAGATCCCCCTGGCTGAGGTTGCTTACTTCCATCATGACTATTTAAGGTTTCCCCTGTTCCTTCTGCTGTACCTGGAGGTGCATCTGCTTTAGCAACATAACTCGTATTAGCATTAGAGTCATACCATGAAAGCTGTGCTGTACTATAGATATCCTGACTCTGAGTGGTTAATTCACCATTAGTTAAATTAATCCCAGCACCCGGCTGTGCAAAATCTATAGTATAAACTGGAGGTTTTTGTTCTAAATCTTGTTCATCAAATACTACCAAAGACATCTTACCATTATACATCTTGATCTTATAAGACAAAGCATTTTGTTTCAAATACTTTGAAAGCATTGTAAGATCGCTTTCATTCCATTGATCCGCTTGAGACATCTGCCAACCTTTTCCTTCGGGAGCTTGCCATACAAGCTGTAATCCATTTTCATCCGCCACCTGCTGGGCAACTCCTTTCAATCCCACAGCTAATCGCACTTTATTCTGTAAGGTAAGTTTAATATGTTTATCGATAGGAACCGATGTACCCATCAAGGTCACTTGAGTTGGAGGCCATCGAGTCTTAATTTGATCTATTTGAAATGATCCAAGATCCTTCATCACCATCGAACCTGGATAGTCTCGATTGTGTTGGAGAATCTTAACCGTCATCCACATGCCCTTCTTAGCTAAAGAACCTTTAATAATCTGATCTCCAATATCTGCAAAATTAAGTTCTAAAGTATCAGCCTGAAAACTAATTGGATCTTCATAATGTATCGATAATAATGGCATTGGACTAAGAAGCGCAGTCACATCCTGTAAACTATTAGCATCAGAACCAATCATAATTTGGATCTGATTGTGGAAAACTGCCATTCCACTAACCGATCCACCACCTATAATACCACCTATGTCACCTAATCCAATCATGCGTATCTATAAGTTCCTCCCCAAACTACCGGACTAACTGACACAGGAATTATTACTTGTGGAATCTGAACTGAAACACTTCCATCGAGATTTACCATCGTATTTAAATTCGCATTTGCCACGATAAGCTGATCTGAAAAATATTCGTTTCCGAATTGTTTAAAACTAATTAGATCCCACGGATCATTCTGGATTGTAAAATAAGGTCTAGCCATACTTTTGACACGTGTCAAATTGCATGTGCCCCATCAAATGAGGATCGATTTCTACGGTAATGCACTTCTTCTAAATCTCTTGTTAACTGATCGATATGCCTTCTATGAATTGCGGCCATACGATGCTCTAAATCTTCCCCACCATGAATATGATTCGTTACATTATAATTGATCGTGACTCCTCCTATCCTACCTGATTTTTCTAAGGGTACAACCGCCTCCGGTCCTCGTTCACCTATTAAAGATACCGTTGGAGATCTAACAATCCCTCCTTCTGCCAACTTGCTGGCGACCAAGCTTACTTGACCCAGGTCAGCAACATGTCTCTGCTCCATCCCATGCGTGGGTCGCATGCCTGGGAACCAAGAAGTATCTGCTACCTTCTGATGCCGATAAATAACTTGTCCATTTTTGATGATATCGACATAAGATCTCATCGGGAAGTACTTGAGATACTCCTTCGATAAGGCGATATCATTTTCCATCAACCGATGTAGCCCGGTCCTGTCTACTGCTCCACTCCCAGCTTCACTATAATTGGCTGCATGCCCCGTATCTCCCGATACCGGACCAAAGCTCAAGGCTCGCATAGGTCCGACCACCCCTGAGGTGGGAGCTGGTCCCAGCGGGGTCCAGACAGCTCCAGCCTTCCCAAAACTGCCACCGCCCCCTCCACCGCCACCTCCGCCTCCGCCTTTTGCTTTACCCCCTACATCGGCTTTACCTCCTAACGCCATTATAGATCGAGTCAACAAATCCGCAAAGGTATCAAATAGCTCAGTGAGATTATCTGTGGATGCCGCAAGATGTACCAAATCGTTACCTGTAACTAAATCCAACTGTTTAGTATTATCTTTGAGTGATTTGGTATTTTGGTCTATTTCTTTTTGTTGAGCATCCCAGAGCCTTACCGCTTCTCTAATATCTTTTTCAGCTTGAGGGGTTCCTACAAGCTCAGGATGCTGACGACCATATTCTTTTCGATATTGACGTTCATAGTCCTGTACATTCTGTGCATGTTCGAAAACTTTCTTAACCTGTGCTCCCGGCATACTATCTAGAAACTTTCTCCACAGATCATTTACCTCTGCAAGTGGACCTTGTAACCATGTCTTAATAGTGTTACCGACATTTATTATCCCTTGTTGGATAGGGTCCCAATGAGTTTTCCAATCCTTGAAATAATCAACAACATTTTTTGTAGCCTGTTCCAGCCACTGCATTCCCTCAAATACTTTATCGACCAGATGAATTATAGCTTCAAGACTATTTTTCATAGCAGCCAAATAGATATCTCGAATCTCTTTCAAAACACCCACAACTTCTTGCCAGTGTGGAAAAAGATCCTGAGCACTTGTTACCATTTCAGCTATTATTTCTCCTAGTCTTTTTTGAATATCTTGAAGATCTCTCTGAGCCTGCGGGGATAACCAATTATAAAATTTATTCCACTGTACTTTAAGTCCCTCGAACCAACTTTGTTGCTGAATCCATTGACTGACAGCCACATATAACTTTCGAAGCTCTTCAAGTACAGTTTTTATTAATGCAGGCCCTTGTTGTTTTACTAATCCAACTAAACCAGGTTGAACAGCTTCTGCCCGAGGAACTACTCCTTTTGGAAAAGCTCGCAATACTCCTTTTGGCTCAAGCGTAGCGTTAAAATTTTTCGTACCTACAATTGTTTCCCAAAGCCCCATAAAAAACTTTTTCACCTGAGTCCAATGAGTAATAACATAACCTGCAGCCATTCCAGCAGCCAATGCTATAGCTGTAAAAGGATTAGCTAAATCTAAAAGCATAAAAGCAATGCGTAGCGTATTAACCGCAAATGTTATTGCGCCTAAACCAATAACAAAATTTTTGATCCACGGTAAGAGCCACGCACCCTTTTCTTTAAAAAATCCAATAACTTGAATCAATACTTTCCATCCCTTATCAATCCACATCACCATCACTGGAATCACTTGATTTTGCATATAAGCAATCCATTTATCCAAATCCCGCATATGAGCTGCTAAAAACTTATTTGCACCATCAGCTATCCGTTTCACAATAGGTTCTATTAATGGCAATACCTTACTGACTATTATTTGCAGGCGTTGATATACAGGTTTAAGAGAATCACCCATATTTTCCAACGACCGTTTAACATTTGATACAGCCAACTCTGCTTGGCCCGTCAGGGTCTGCATTCTTCGAGCTGCCGCACCACCAAATGTTCTATCTATCGCTCCCAGGATTATCTTAATATTCGCACCAAAGTCTTGCATTTTGGCATTCCACATCAAAATTTGTTTTTCTCTTGCAGTAAGAATCACACCAACTTGATTTAGATTCCGTGCCATACCTGTCTGGATTGCTTTACCGACTGCATTATATAATTCCGGTAGTGACTCAGTGCTTCGACCTAGCATACGTTGAGACACTAACAGATTCGCCATACTATAATTTATCCTTTCGATTTCCGCTGGAGTTCTATGAGTCTGAGCTAATATTGCCGATCCCTTTTCGAATATATTCTTATAGATTCCAGTTTGTTGTTGTAATTGATTCGCTTGTTTTTGAAGAAGTACCAAATCTTTCTGTGCTAATGCTGTATTCTCTCCTCGAATAGCATGCTGATTCTTTAAAACAACAAGCAACTCCTCTTGGAGTTGCTCATTCTCTTGCGAGAGTCTTACGGCCTCCCGCATACCCGCTGTTATACCACCAATAGCTACTAAACCACCTGCTATCCCTGCAATGCTTCCTAGACTCCTCAAAGCTCGGTTAACTGCCGTAGTCTGCATCTGTAAACCACGCAGACTACGTGTAACCTGATTAATAGATTGATTAACAGACGGAGCGACTGATCCTAGAATGTTAATCCAAACATTAAATGGAGAAGCAGGCATCTATTTTGACACGTGTCAAAACTCATCTCTTCCATCTATGCCAAGTAGAAGAATCAAATGAAGGAGGTTTATTAGACTGTTCCATTTGTTCTCTTTCTTCTTGCATAAGTTTAGCAATTTCATGAAAATAAGCCATACCCTCATTCCAATGAAGTTTCATAAAAAACTCCATAGAGGTCGAAGTATATTTAGCCATTCCAATTATTGCACGACGAATAGAACCAGCATAAACAATATTTGCCCCCGCAGTATCCTTTATGCTATGTCTGCTAAAAAACGTCCAAGCCTATTCGATACCTTAAATGTATCCTTTGCACCAAGCGAGCGTAAATTGTCGTAAACAATTCCATTGATTCTAGCTAGCACAAGTGACTGATATTTCGAATCGGTCATATATACACCATTTGTAGGTGTAGCACCTGGAAATATTGCCGCATATTCCATCTCAAGATTGTGCAAATCTCCCATATTCAGCTTATCAATATCTACACTAAGCTCTTCTAATATACGCCCATCAGGCAACTTCAAGGGTACATTTAGTTTAACTAAAATCTCTTTTTCTCCGTTTTTCTCATCCATAATTTATAGCCAGCTACGATCTTCACTAAGATAATCTGTACCATCCACTTCACAGATCATGTTCATCTTATCAGCATAGAATATCCGAGTATTTATATCGAAAATTTGATAAGCTGTACAAGTTCTCGAAATGGTCATATCAGGTTTTCCACCTTGCTGAAGCCTACCAGGGTTAAACTCCTTCGGTGTACAGGCAAAAAGATAATTCCACGGTTGTTTTGAAAATCCTCCCGAAGTCGTATCCACATATTGCACTACACTATGAACTGCAAGATTCTTACTCGTCTGAGCCAAGAAAACACTACATCCAGGAAATGGTGCAAAAAACGTCATCGTAAGAGTGAAATCTTCAAAATGACCTATAACCGGAACTAGGATCGGCCCGGCTAATGCACCGCCCCGCAGCTCGTCTGTCTGATTGACAATATTAGGTAGTGTGACTTCCGCTATTCCTATATACAATGCTCCGTCGGCATATACGCGGAAATTATTAGTTTGGTTTGGCATTAAGGCCATAAGCAAATCTCCTTATTTTGACACGTGTCAAATTATTGAACCGTCAGTCCTCCTCCCGATGGAACTCCCGCTTGTCCAGTAGCGGCCAATAAATTGAATAGATTATTCAAACCAGATACATCAAATTCAAAATTATTTTCAATATCCTCTGCTGGAATAGGTGGAGTCAACAAATAGTGAAAAGTGACAATTCCTGCAAGTAGATTGCTCGATGGATTATCCACCTGTAAAAACTCAATGAGCCCCTTCAATAAGGCTCCAGCGCTTACCAATGAAGACAACCACACCTGCGCTGTGAGTGTAATGCTCTCGATCAATCTCTGATTCGTCGGATTGTCCACCCACGGACGTAGTGTCAATACAATCGTATTGCTGATCCAATCCAATTCCCGTTGAACTATCGCAAATACTTGCGTCACATCGTTCGAGATTCCTTGAGCTGCTGTTCTGTTGCCCCATGCAAACCAACCTCCTTGATAGTTGAGTATGCTCATGATGCCATTACTGTTCAAATAATTGGCATCGGGTTGACGAATTGTAATCTGCGTTCCATCTGATAATCCCACACCCGTAATAGGCAAAAGATTATTACTAACTGACCAATAAGGAATTCCTCTACCTTTCGTAGAATCCTGTGTAACCACTCCCTCCAATATTGTAATCAACGTTCCAGCGTGGAATTGTAAAGTACCATTCCAGCAAATAGGAGGCCAAACAAGATCCTCCCGACTATCAACAATAGAATGAGTCGTCTTGAAATTAAATGCCGTTGTCGGAGAACGCGCATTAACCGAATCATCAATATCAATCGGTCCTGTCCTGGCTTTAAAAATTCCATTCACCGACTGTACTAATGCATCCGCTGCCGTTGCTACTGTTGGTTGCTGCATGAAATTCGGCGCATATAAAATTCCAGGCACTATTCCCAACATAGGAAATACATCATTAATAACCGACAGCCCAGTATTAGTATTATCAGGATTCGTTCCTCCGATAATATCTGTATAGGTAACCTGGGAAGGTTTGGCATTATTATAGGCCACCATATAGGTTGGACCTACAGGTACCTCTATAATCGTGATTAAAAAGTTATTATTTTGATCGTATCCTGTAGTGTAATCTTTACCTTCTACCTTAGTCAAAGTTCCTGCCGAATCTTTAACTACTACACTATCTATAATGACATCGGTTGTCCCCGCCACATAATTGATAGTTATAACTCCATTTACAGGAGTCATCGATGTCGATGGAACCGCTACCATGTGCTTGGCTGGATCAAACACATTAACAAAAATAGGCGAAGGCTTATCAAACTGATTAAACAAAGTGTAGCAAGCATAATACGCTTCGCACAATGTCCAAGTTGACCAATTAGTATCGTAGCCCAGATATGCCTTCGTGTCTCCAGGCTCTAATCCTAAATAAGGCTGATTCACGTGGGTTGCGCCTCCCTCAACTCGATGGACGGGAGCTAATCCAACGAAAACAGGTACATCAGCATTTGCAAGTTGAGTAATCCTTTGGAGTGTAGGAAGCATGTTCCCATACACACCATGTTTAATAACCGGCATATTAGAGTACCTCCTGTTTTAATAATGATCTAATAATATGATTGATACTTGCATCGTTTCCTGCAAAAACATCTCTTGCTCTCGTTCCAAACTCTTCGAGTGGAATCAATAAATGATTCAATGCAGGAAACTTTTTTATCGCAGCTTGAACATTTTCATTCAAACCTGTATATTGACTCCACCGTACCAAACCTAATCTAGTACTAGTGGGGCCAACATAAACCAAAGGCAATTTTGGTTGTTTTGCCTCTTCAGTCTGTTGTTTTACTTCCTCAGTCATATGATGTCATTCCCGGTATTGGCGGCTGCCAAGTCGGATAATTTGCTTGTGGAATCCCACGAAGAATATCGGGGTTTGGTTGAAAATCAAGATCATCAGCTTCAGCCTTCATGATCGGTGTTCTTAAACGCCAACAAAAAATAGCTTCTGTTAAAAAAAAGGGCCAGGAAACCTCATTTGAATCATATATTCGCCATTCAGATCCCTCATCCATATTGATCTGATATGATTCCGCTAGAGTGTTAAAATACCAGATACATCTAACAATTTTCCGTAACAAAGCTACACTATCTCGATATCCCTGATAATCGACATTATCATCCCATATTCCGACAACAATCTTTGTTCTAATCTGCCCTTCAGGCATTTCATCCTTACCTTTAGTAATATGGCATAGAACAAATGGAAATACAGGAATCTGATCTACTAATACAAATCCTACTTCATTTTTTGGTAACATCCCCGCATGCACAGATACAGAACCATATTCCCATCCACTAGCTTCAACATCTGAATAGGAAGGATCTCGAACAGTTCGCTTAACCTTATATCGATCTTCTTGAATCCAAGTCGAAATATAATCGACCATTGTATCTTCCAAGGCAATCTCAATTCCACCTAAAACTGTTGCTGGATTAGCCATTTGACACGTGTCAAAATTAACCTTTAAATTTGAATGCTTGCCCTTTAGTCTCCTCCATGAAGACTTCTGTTACATACTTATTCAGATTTTTTTCATATGTAACTCGTATTGGTTTGCTGGATAGCATCTCAGGTACCGATAGCATAAATTCCTCAGTCAGTGGCACTTGTGTAGGTTGCCCGTCAGGTCGTATAGTGCGTGGACCCCCTGGATTCGGATATTTACGTCTATATACTCCTAAGTGTCCACTCTGCATCTTCGCTAGAAATACATTCGAATGACCAACCTGTGGCTTACCTTTCCGCACACTTACTGTCACTACTGTTCGACCCCTGACTGGAATTCCTTTTTGGTTAGGTACATAACTAGGAGCCACTCGAAATCGCATGACAGGAAATCTTGTTCCTGTGATGTACAATCCTCCCGTTATTTTATTGGTTCCTTTTCGACCGGGAGGTATTTCTTTAATCTGAGTCTTCCCGCTTCTTCGAGACTGATCCATCAGACTAGATTGGGTTATATCATATCGATTCGTTATCAGTCTAATCGCTTCTTTTTCCGCAAATGGAATAGATTTCCGAACAGTTCGACGTATAGCCTCTTTCAGAGCATCAGGTATCTTATTAAGATTCTCTTCAACCTTCTCAAATCCCTTCGGCTGAATTTGAATTCCTCGTCCAAAAGTTGCTGGCATTATGCGGTTGTCTCCACTGCTTGTAGACTAATTCGATATACCGTTCGTAAGATTTCCTGACAATTCAATATAGTCCACGGTGTATCCCTTGGTGACCAGATAGTTTGACCCCGACGTGGACGCTGGGGCCAATCACGGATCTTAGTTAATACCAAAACATCGCCTACTAATAACTGACCATATAGAATTGTGGTTGGCAGGTTTCGCAATACATCATGATTCCATATTACCAGCATCTCACGAATTCGATAAGTATTGCCTTGATCTTTAAATGCAAATTCCCTTCTAGCGGCAAATTCACAATCTTCCTTCCACCAACCACAATCCACCCCCAAAAATGTATCTTCTACATCTTCTCTAAATACACTATTAAATACTTTTGACACGTGTCAAAACTAATCTTCTTGCACTTCTGATCTTGGTCGATGCGGAACTCTTCTAGATTCTATCACTTTCTTCGTATGTTCTATCTTCTGTGCTAAAACTGGAGGCATCAATGCACGAGGTGGACCTTCTTGTTTGGCTATATGCTCTCGCGTAGGATCTTCAAGAACCATTCCACGCTTTTCCCAGTCTTCCTGCACTTCTTCTGGCACAACATCCGGAACCACAGCATCCATTGCAATTTCTATTCGATCCTGATCAGGTTCCTCTAATTCAACTCCTCGAACCTTTTTTAACAATACATTTCCATCTTCATCCATTTTTGGATCACTATGCCACACTATCCATTGTTTTGCTACTCTTGCCATAAACACTCCGTTTTTATTTATCTTGTTACGGTGGAGAAACAAATCCAGGCGGGAAGACATACATCACTGCCCATTGAGTCACTTCAATCGGAGCAGGTAATGTCTTACTTGTAACCGAATATTTCCGCACCTGATCATTCACATCAGCCCAAACCCGTGGAACTCGACGAGCAGCATATGTTCTATACTGTGTTGTCTCGGGATCCATCTGTTTGACTGCTGAACAATAGATTCGATTAGCATTTCCTGCCGAAACATCCGATGCAATCACAACCGTTCCATCTGCGATCAACTTGGTATTTTTACCAGTTGGTGGAGTAAAATACCATTCATTATAAGTCCAGATATCCACAGCCGGATCATTCAACCGTGCCACTCGCTTTGCTCCCGGTGATTTAACTTCTTCAGGGGAGATTTCACCGATATTGATCATCCGAGCAAACAAAGTACGCTGAACCTGCTGACTGGCAATGAAATAGCGGAATGTATACGGATTCATGATCGCAGTATTCGGAATCAAAGTCGAATTCTGTGTCACCAAATCAGTAGCATATTGCAAATCATTGAACGGATTGCTTGTCGTAATCTGATCCCAAGTCGAACCACCTGTCAACTGAATATACTGGTTGAAGTTGTAATTGACTTGAAATTCATACGGATCTGTCGGATCATCACTAGGAGCTGTAATTGCACCGGTAGTAAGAACCTGAGAAGCCATCCATTCTTCACGACGATCAATCTGTTCCAATAGCTCTTCTGTATCTTCCGCTAACATCGATACTTGACGTTCTTCGACGGACATCGGATCAAACAAATCCTCACCCGGCATCCTCTTCTCCAAATCTTCCAAGGTCAGAGTCCTGACTGGCGAGATATATGGAGGTTCAACACGGAATGTCGAATAGGGATAGCGTTCAACAACCTGTCCTCGTTTCCTGCGGCTAACAATAGGTGCCATCACACGTTGTTTACGTTTGATATCCACCAAGCAGTCCTCCGTAATAAACTCTTTCACCACAGGAAAATAATTATCCCGTAGAAAGGTTTGATGAATGGGCTGCAAACGGATTGCTTCAAGGAGTACCGTCGTCCTGTACAAATCAAGATTAAGTGCCATACGATTTCCTCCTTAATTAAACTGGTGCACTCTCCCTTGGTAGACTGACACCATAACCAGTACCAGGATACGGAGTACCGGGCTGAACCTGCGATGTACCCTCAACCATGATATCATTTTGACGCAGAAACGTTTCCAAGCTGTTTGCACCTGTGGTATACGCAGTTCCCACAGCTACCTGTAAGAAACTCATAATAAAGCATCCACTGAAATAAGCCTGACCGACTACTGGATTTCCAGCGCCATTCATGGTCGTGTCATAAGGATCGATTAGAATCGACAGATATGGTTCACCACCTGTCTGTGCCTGTGCAGCACCTCCAGTAGAACCATACAAATACCAACTACCATCGGTTCCCAGATACATGATAGAACCTTCAGGCAAAATACCCGCTGCTCCCCACGCTGGATTCAATGAGCCTAATGTAGCATGATTACCAATCTTAATGTCCTTGATGACAACAGATCGACGCCATACACCAAATCGCTGAATGTGTGGACTTTGACCTAAAACCTGAAAAGAAGGTTGACTGGGAACAGGTGTTACCGGAGTTGAAGGGACTACTGCCATAAATTAATTCCTTCCTTCTTTCGCTTTGAATCTTTTATTGAGTGCCATAGACAATCTATCGACCACTTGTTTATCTGCTCTTTGATCATCGAATGTCATAGGATCAACCGATGCTACATCACCCGCAGGTTTCGCACCTTTATAGACACCTATCTGCAACTTCAGATGTTCATTTTCTTTTGAGAGCAATCGCGCAATTTCAACGCCAATCAGCTGTGCTGTTCGCCCATCAGTCTTGGCCGCATCTACAACAACTTTGCATTCAGAAGTGAATGCCAAAGTATCTAATTCAGCCAAACGAGATCTTTCCTGCCGCATAGCCTCTTCAGAGGCAGCACGTGCCGCAGACTCGTTCTCCTGAACCAACGTATTATATAACTCAGGAAACTGAGTTTTTAGTTCTTCCTTAGTCATTTTTGCCTTTACCTGCATTTTCATCGGTACAGGAGCCCGATCTCCATTTTTGACACGTGTCAAAAGTGATTTATAGGCATCATCATAGGAGCCTACCCCATTTATTAACCCTACATTTAATGCTTGATCACCGAAGTAAGTACCAGCTCTGAACACTTCGGATTTAACCTTCCTACTACTGTTCACGAACTGTTGAAACTTTTCTCCGACATAATTGACACATTCCTGTAAATATCGTTTTTGTGTATCAGTAAGCGAAGGACCAGCCCCCGCTCCCTTTAAATCTGCTCCATCATTCACAAACGGATCATACTTTAGACCCTCGACTTCCCATACCTTTGCTTTATCGACCCAAGGCAATATCACACCTATTGATCCCACATCGCTAGAAGCCGATGCCATCATTTCATTGCAAGCACTAGCGAGCCAGTAGGCAGCACTATTACATCGAGAATCTGTATAGGCTTGGGTTGGAACTTTAAGACCATGAATATAACTCGCCAAGTCTTCGCATCCGCGAACCATTCCACCGCTAGAATCGAAGGCATACATTATACCTCTCGCACCTCGCCCTAGTGCCTCATCCGTAGCTTTTTGAATATCCAAATAATCCGTTCCACCACAAACTTTTTCGAGGCCCGATAATCTTTGACCCAGCACCCCGCGTATCGGTATATGAGCTATCTGATCATTATCTACCTTCCACTCAACCGTAGTTCCCTGAAAATCTTCTGCCAAAGGCTGAATCGAACTATTTAAACCACCCGTTCCAGAAGAACTTAAAGTATAGGTGGCGTTCAATCCCATATTACCTACTATTTGAGGATCATTCAATTTTGAATTAATCAACATTACCACCGATTCATAACCACCCACGGTAATGAGCCACGGATTAAACATTACCTTTTCAATGATATGTGCTAATTTCATTTTGTCCAATAAGTGAAGGCTCCAACCGTATGAGTAGTTACGGGCATCGTATAGAACAAATAAGGATTAAACGGTTCTTTTATCAACTGGGGCTGATCCGCAAGTTTGCCGGGGCGGCGGGCACGCCTCGCGTGAAAATTACAGTAGCAGGTGGTCCACTAGATCCATAAATATTAGTCGCAAAAGCTGTGATGGTATAAGATTGACCATTAACTAATGTCACATTAGCCAAATCATAATGTAAATACTGCCCCTGACTGGTCGGATTAATAGTCGCCGGCACTGTAATCGTACCACCCGGCAGCCCTCCTACGGTAAAGCTAGTAACATTCAATCCTGATTCCGTCATAAACGGATACTCATCACACACCAAAAACGGTGCTGCCATAGCAGCCCGACTAAGAAACAATACTATTAGGAATATTAATTTCATTTTGACACGTGTCAAATCACACATTCTGCGACTGTTTTGGAGTAGGTGCCTGACTTGGTTCTTCTCCAGTATCTTCACCTTTAGTTCCCGGCTCGCCTTCAGTCTTAGTAACTTGAGTCCCTGCCGTTGCCTCACCCGCTCCAACCTTTTCTCGAACTATATTGGTCATACCTGGAAATGCTAAATAGGTCAAACCTAAATCTTCGTATGCTTTTTTCTCCTTATCCAATTGCGCTAGATTATCTTCCCAGTCCGTTCCATTCGCAAACATCGCTTCCCTCTGAACTGTCGATATACCAAGCTGTACTCGAAGCATTGCTGCTTGAATATCTTTCAGTGGATCGATAGAACCCTGACCAATACCAGTCCACAAACATCGACTAAGAGCCTTCTTGATACTATAATCCTTGAAATACTTCTTAAACTTTAGAACTTTATTTAAAATTAACTCACCTAAAAATGCCTCATAGATTGGTTGATCAACCTGATCAATATGTAACTGTCGCTCAACCTTAACGGTACGCTCATAAAATTCCTCCAATTCTGCACGAGAGGCTGAATAACTTGCCTCGAATCGTTTCATTACAACTGAATACGGCACCTGCAGGGCTGCACATACGATCATGAAGTTATACTGACTAAAAGTAGAATAGTCAGATCCACCCGCATCGCCTTTGATAATATCAACTGAATCTCCCGGCTTACCAAAGACAATACCTCCCGGTGTCATCGTAATGTCATACGGAAAAACCTTGTAGAATTCCTTAATCTCTTCCGGCTCAAATTGACGGAAGATATCCTCTGTCGGCATTGGAGATTTAACAAAGACCGAGAAGAAATTGCTTATAACTTCCTTGGCGATCTTTTCGTTAACGAAACGCTGGAGCCCCTTGGCCAGCTCGAAGCACGTAGCCAGTGGCGGTACGCCTCTCCGCTGTTGAGGGCGTTCGATATTGTAGTGTAATAGAGCATTCCTTGTGAGATATTCATCCGTGAAGACTGGAACTCTATCCCAGCGTTGCGTAGTGATTTGAGGAAGTAATCCATAATCTAGTGGATGGAATCGAGCGATCCAGTATGCAGTGAGCGGACCATTATATTGATTGAGTTCTACTCCACCCCACACGTTCTCTTGTACGGTAGGGACCGGAATCTGATAAGGATTGCACATCCTATCGGGATCAATCGTCCTAATTTTGAGACTATACGGCAATTTCCCATCTTCTCGATAGGCAAACAAGACAGGAGCATCCCCTGCCATCTCTTTAGTCCGGTAGATTTCAGCTTGTTTAGAGTAGACATTATGATTACGCTCCCAATCACAAGCTTCTGACTCCATGTACATCCGCCAGTTGTCCAGGATAGTCTTACCTAATTCGATGGCATCATCATCCGTTATTCCAAGTATTTTTGCATCGGGCGCAGGTATAGGCCGTATCCCAGTACCAACGATATTATTAACCTTGGTTTCGATAGCAGCTTTTCCCACAGGAAACGACATATACAGATCTCGGGATCTAGCCCGTAACGTAGCCAGATTTCTAACAATATCTGTATCAGCACTACCAGCCCAAGGTAGCCAAGCAGCCAGAGCACGGCGACGAAAAGAGGCTCCATGTTGCGCATAGCCAGTTCCTCCAAGTAGAAAACCGGAATTAGCACGAGAAACCACTACTCCTGTATTGCCACCCCATGCACCTCCTCCTGTCTGCGCTCTGATCTCTCGACCATCGGCATCAAACAAAATCGGACCATCACCAATCGTAATTGACTGGTTGGCCCGACGTTTGGTTAATTCGATTCGGGGATTTAAGTATTTGTCATCATTAAATGCCATTTTGACACGTGTCAAATGGCTATCGTAGAGAGGAATTGATAGCTATATTGAAAATGGTGTCGGGGGGCTGGTCACCCAACCCGGAGCCCGTTCACACCCTTTGCGCAAAGGGTAGATACGCTCTCTTGCTCCCGACATAAATAATGGCGCAGGGGGGTGGATTACTCCACCAGAGTCATCCGCTTTATAGCCCAGCCGCACTGTAGCAACGAAATGACTCCGACTACCCCTGCATAAAGTTTTCATACTGGAACGGGAGGACTTGTCGAAATAGTAAATCCGACTGCTTGGCCCGCCACCACCTGAACATCCAAAACCCCATTAATAGTAGTCACACCACTGCCCAGGTCGGCGTCTGCTGTAACATTAATCTGAGCTGTACCCATAGCCGTACCAGGTATAACATCTGCACTCAGCGAATCAGCGGATACATTTGTCACATTAACAATATCAGTCGATGAACTCGACCATGCTGCCAGCCCGTCAATCGTTGCTGGATTACCCTTGGCATCTACGGGCTGAATACTTGCAGTAACCTTATGATCATTAGCTAGAACTAGCATATCGGGGTCTTTAAGTTGGATTCCGTTGTATTTGATTGTAAAAATGATTCGAGGCTTTTCTTCCTCGATATTGAACTCTAGTGTTCCACTTACAGTTAGTTTCAAGTTTTTGACACGTGTCAAAAGTAAGGGATTACATGCTTCCAGACCATTGTCGATGAATTGCCATGACGGGCGATTGTATCGACCTGATCTCGCCAGAAGATATATTCAGCCCGTAGTGCAGCTATATCATAGCGCTTCAGATTCATTCCTTCCGCTGTATACTCCTTACCTGCCTTCAGTGCCTTCATATAGGCACGCATGGTAAGATCGCGCATACGTAGCGCGACTGCATACTCCGACTCGATTCCCGGTGCCTCTTGATATGGTGGATAGTACGAATGACCACCCGCCACCGAAGGCACGAGATTCGGGGTTTCTGGGTCCCAAGATCCGTCCATAGTTGTGGCCGTACAGGAATTTATCACAGGTTCAAAGACCTGTCAAATATTATTTTTTACGAATAAAATTGCTCTGTCGATAGTTAATTGACCATTTTAACCCCCACTAAATAGACCATAGCCGGAGATTCTAAAAATGCTTCGTTAGGTGTCCCCTTACGTCAGCCTGACCCCTTCATGGTACTTCTTGTCCGACTCCCGAGCTCGATTTCCGGCACATTTTTCGCAATATCGTTTGCGCGGTCCAATCTGAATTCCGCAATCAGGACACAACCGTTTCCGTAAAGCCAAACCGGCAATCCCGCTATGCCTGCGCCAATACCGATCGATACCATCCTCGAACTTTTTGGCTTCCCCCGGATTCCCTTGAATCCATTCCTTATTTTTTCCTTGCAGCAACACCGATGATTCCAAATAGCTACAACGTAAATTGTCTCGTAGCAAGCATTTACAACCCTCTGACCTGAATCGATAAAACGAACCATCGGCTCTAAATCCGATTCCTGAACAGATGCCGTCCTGCCAGTTAGCACAATATTTTTCAGCAATATCTATTGGAGTCATAAATATTTAGAAATTCTATAATTTAAACTTCTTAATATACTACTATAAATATAGCACGAATCGTATCACTTGTCAAGGAAAAAATAATTATAACACAATCTTTTTTTGTTATATGAATAATCTATGCATAACCTAGTTATTCATAGTGCGCCTGCCACTTGTCGCCCTGCAGGGGTGTTAGAGTTATCTTTTTGATGTTAGGTAAATCGAACGCTTCTTTGTCAAAAATTTCATATCGAGTTTTTCCCTTATCCGTATAAATAATTTTCAGATCAAACATATGCCAATCACCCGCCTCATAGCTGACCTGATTAGCTTTATATTCTGCTGTATCCCATCGCCCCATACCATGTTTGGATAATTGCACCTTACTAATTATGAATGGAGTCTGATTGAGCAACAAAAACATAATCAAACTATATGTTTTCATTTTTGACACGTGTCAAAAGCTATTCATCCTTGAATGGATTGAATTCCTGTAGTTTAGTACCAAAATTACCGAATTGGCGCTTAATTGTAACTTTTGAGGGACTTTCGGTAATATTTCGACCAGATTCATTCAATTCTTCGAAGAATTGAAAGGATTCGACAGTTTTTTGTTGATTTTGAATTGTTTTGTTCAAGTTAGCGTCAAAAAATGGATGTTTTGGAGCATCTTTTGACGGTATTTTTGCATAATCGGGTTGCTCCATTTTATCAATTTTACGTGTTGACTCAGCCAACTCCAATGCGGCACGGGAATAGATACGACAATCAAGTGGTTCTCCGCTAGTACGAGAAGCACCTTCTTTCTTGTATTTGAAAACGGTGTATCCCAAATTATTAACGGTTTCATGTTTCTGCTCGCTTGTTAATCCGATGAAATAATCGTTGGTATATCCTCTGATATCTTCTTCGGCTTCTCCACATGGAAAATGACAATATCCTGGTCCCACATCAACCGTATAGAGTCGTTGCATAAGCTCATCTTTCCCGACAATGGTAAAGATCGGATACCATGTGGTATTGTACTTAAGATCAAGTCTATGACCTCCTGTAAAGGTGGATTGAATTGAAGTCTCGTGACCAGATCCTTTACAACTAAATAGACGAGGTTGTCTTCGTTTCGTATAATAGTAGACATATGGCCCTACAGCTCCGTTTGCATCTATTAAACCTTTCCTAACTTGTATACCTTTTCCATCAGCAAATTTCCAGATTCGGTTATATACCAAATTGTCAAATAAATCGTGCCACTCCTTTTCACGGGGATCAGCCAATATCGTTCCATATTCAATTCCCCAGGATTCATAATTTTTACCCCAGCCGACAACTTCGTAATTAATCCTCTTCTGAATATCCTGGACATCAGCTCCAACAGTGAGGACATAAACTCCATCTGGAATCTCGGCGCGGTACGTTTCCCGCCTTTCATATAGCGCATGTGATTCGATTCGAAAAGCATAGTCTTCGAAGGTTTCTGCGAGTTTCGTATTTATAAAAACTTTTAGTAGACTGGTATTTCCCAGTCGCTTAGCCCGATTGGCTTCGATCCAGTCATGGACTAGGATTTCCCATCTGACCCACGGACTCGGGAGTGCATTCAGGAAGTAGCCCCTCACCTTCCGGTCTGGATATCGATGGACCCACTTACCCTCATGTGCCAGCCACTTGACTTTGGTGTGGAGCGACTGGCATGAGTTGCATCGACACATGACTTTGCCCCGCACGGTTGTGTAGTCGATCTGATTCCACTTTAGTTCCTGATATTCCCGACAGACTGGACACGGGAGCATCCAGTGAGCTTG